TTTAATACCGTCTCTATATATAGATCTAGCTATTAAAAATTGTAATGTCTTTCTAGGTATAAATCTACCTTTGTCATCTCTCGGTGCTATACCCTTTTTAACAGTCCATTTATCCAATGCACTAGGAGGAGGCATTTTATCTGTATATGAATATGGTGTGTCATATTTAGTTTTTGTTCCGCTAACTCCCTTATCTACAAATGTAGCGTAGTCCTCCATTAAAATCTGGAACATCAATGAGCTTCCCTCCTCACTAACATCAGTTCCTTTAATACTCTTCTCTAAAGCTCCTCCGCCTTTTTTTGCAGCGACTAAATTCTCTTTAGACTCCTTGACTATAAGGTCTCTTACTTCTGCTAACGCTTCCTTTAAATTCTTGTATGTCATTTTAACAAGCGTCAATATTATTCATAACTACCAGACTAAAAGTAGCTACCCAACCAGCGACTTGATTCTCAAACCTGTCTCTAAACGGCTCTAAGTTTGCACTGCTTTCTAAGTGGTAACCGTCAAAATGTAGATTGCCTTTCCTTAACTGTTGGAGAAATTTATTTAACACTGCTAACTGAGTATTTAAAACATCTTGCTCATTGTCATTGCCTCTGAATATATCGAGCGTCTCAGCTTTGCTTACGTCCACAATATCCATAGCCATAACGCTAACGTTAAACGTCAGTATTTGTCCGTTCTCAGCAACGCTATTAACCATTATATGCGACAGTGGGAATATGTCTTGTTTGTTTAGATTAACTTGTGTTATATCACCCTCTGTAACTGTGTTAATGTTTACGTCAGATAGTAAGTTGTTTTTCAACTTCTCCAATACATCGTAATACGCAAACGCTCCTCTATGTTCTATTGCACTCATTTTTTAAATTTATTTTTTATTCTGCTACTCTCTAACTCGTTTTTTTCTTTCTTATAGCTCAGTGCGTGTAAGCACGTATGAACGTTTAATCTTGTGACCTCATCTATTTTAAGGACATCGAACTCAGCAAGTGCTTGAATTGAGTTATACCAACCGTATCGCTCATTGAAGTTTGAAGTTGCATCGAGTCCCCCTCCGTCTCCGTCTCCAAAAAGTCTATCATAGCCATTGATAATTCCTTTCCTAAATTGTAAAAAAAAACCAAGCTACTAATAACTGCGTCCATTGGTGTATGCCTCATTGCATCGTGATACAAGTCTCCTTTGTATTCGTCTATTAAATACTTCTCTCCACTCTTCTGCTTTATAGGTCTATATAAAACACTCATAACTCTGTACATATTATCCCAGTCCCCTATGTTTGTATCGATGTCTATGTATTCTCCAAAGCTCATATCGTCTAACTTAGGTATAAAGCCAAACTCTGTGTCTCCCAGCTTGAAAGACTTAACTAAACTAGGCTGCTCACTTAGAGTGTTATTTATTATATTAACTATCTTAGATACATCACTCATTTTAAACTCCAGCGACTCATTATAAGGCACTCCACAAAATACCTCTAAAACTTTCTGTTGTACGAAAACATCGCTATTCTCGTCTTTTTCGTTTATCTCTAATATTTTTAAATACTTCACATAGTCAGATAATGCTATCTCACTAAGTTTGTTTGGTACATTTAGTTTAATGTTCATATTAATATAACGTATTATTTGTTGTTTTTATGAAATTGTGTACTTGCCAAAGTTTGGCTTACTTATGATGCTGTAAGTTCCGTATCTCACCGCATCAATAACGTGGTTATTTCTGTCCTCTGGCTTATTAGTTAAGTTTCCAGATTTGTCCTCTAGCCACTTGTAATTTCTAAATTCTTGTATAGCATTTGAGCTATCCTTTGTGATATTTATTTTATATCTCTTTAATAAGTCAATTCCAGCATTTACACTGTCCCTCCCTTTTATACTAGCTCTAACATTCCAACCCATACGTTTTAGCTCATCATTCAATCTAGGCTCTGCTGAGTCCCCCCAGATTAGTTCTCTACCAATTCCTATGTCTTTAAGCTTTTTGTGTATATCGTGTCCTGTCATCATTGACTGATATAAATACTCTTTAATATACAAGTCATAGTCTTTGATCCAGACACCGACTAAAGCAGTAGGGTCATTAGTATATCCGTAATCTAATCCAAAAGAAATAAACTTAGCATCGTCTGGAACTTTCTCCACTACATTGTGATTAAATATAACAGACTTGCTAACACCTTTCAACCCTAGTCCGTAAACTTGCCAATACTGTTCGTCAGTTTCTCTTAGTCTTTCAATCTCAGCAACTATGCTACTATCTAAAAAAGGGTTATCTAAATAAGTTGTTCTGTAAAACTCTACGTCATCTCTGTTCAGTACTCTATCATATATCCAATGGTACTCATCAGATGGGTTGTAGTCAATTATTATTTTATCGGTAGTTCTAAATATCAACTGTTGCCAGTCTTCAAACTCCAATTCGTTAGCCTCGTTTATAAATAGTAAATCTCTTTTACGTCCTCTAATTTTTTGAGGTTGATCAACGCTTATAAATTCTATTAAGTTTCCGTTTAGATAGTATTCACTGTTAGACTTATTGTGATACTCTTCTCTGTATATATCATACTCTTTTAAGATGCTTATAAAATCCCTCATTACAGAAGCTCTAACGCTAGGAAACGTTTTTCTAGTGATAGTAATAGTCTTCTTTGTATGCTTTAAGCAATACTGAAAAATTATGTATAGGATTATATTGTAAGTCTTTCCAGACCTAGTCCCCCCTTGCTCAACTACAATTTTGCTTTTACTATTGAGTAAGTGTTTATATACTACATTGGTTTTAATCCTCGGTATTCTCAATTATTTCTATTTGAAAATTAGTAGGCATACCATCCGCTCCAGTTATCTCTTGTCTTTCTACATATCCTCTGTTCTTGCCTTTTGTTTTAAGATAGAATATTGTTTCCGATGTTTTATTATCTCTTATGTTCTCGAACAGTTTACTCTCTACAAAATCCAATGCAATGTTTTCTACATCTTTCACTTTCCTTGCAAAGTCCTCATCATCTTTTAACCATTGATAAAACTGTGTCCTCCCTATACCCACTAATTTACAAGCGGTTGTAACAACTCCTAAAGACTTCTCCAGAGCTTCTAGTACTGCTTTTTTATGTTGTTCGGTTTTGTTCATTTTAAACTCCTTTAATTGGTACTTTTAATATTGGGTTATAGTCAAAACTTCTTTTGCTTCCCTTATCTTTTTTAATAATATCTTTCCCCCATTTTTTCTGTAAGGCAAAAAACTGCTCCTTTTCGTAATCTAGGTTTCTATATGTAGCACACCCTCCAGCTTGTTCCGATTGCTTTACTTGGTAGTGAGCATAATTAACTCTCAAACATCCACCGTTTTCTTTTATATGCTGCAGAGTAATATCGTAGTCCTCCTTTAAAGGCAAACTCTCATCATATCTTATATCATTCTTTAAGTGAGCTTGAAAAGGTCCTCCAATGTACTGTATCATCCCAAAAGGCGTATACTCTCTATAACTACCTTTGTCTGGTACACAATTTAAACCCCAAAAATTAAAACCTAATTCTTTACATAATATAGCAGAACTTTCGCAAAACTCCTCTAGCTCTTCTGGTGTAAACTTCTTATTTTTTTGATTCTCAAACCTACCTATGTAAGAGCAATCGTCATCTAAAATCACTATGCAATCCGCATCATCAAACAAGTTGTCTAGTATCCAATTTCTAACCCTACATAAATTCCCCTGTGCGGTATCTGGGCATACTACTATGTCATTGCCATTCTTTATATACTCCTCCGCTTCACTCTCTCTCACTACTAGCTTAACAAAAGGGTATGTTATTTGTGTTATACTCTTCTCTGGTCTTTTATAGGATGGTGCGTAAAACTTAACTCTCATTTTTTATTTTTTTAATTGCTACTGTTCCATTTAAAACTCTTCCTATCCCACTGCTCCAAGCCTTTCCATTTGACCTCCTTGCGGTTTCTGTTTGTAATCCAAATATAGTCTTAGCTTGAATCCAGTCTATATCCTTATCAAATTTTAATACTAAGTAATTACTTTCTGAATCCAGTTCTGTTGCAAATATGTTTTCTGTATCAATGTTATCTGGGTTAGTTATCTCTTCTACGTCTTCAAATGGAAAGCCATCAAGTCCCCACTCTTCTAATTTTTTAACATCCCACTCATTAGCAAGTATGTCCCAGTCCCATTCGCCAAAACCAGAGTTGTCTTTTATTATAAACTCCTTTTGTTGATCCTCTGTTAAATTGTCCGCTTTTAATATCCAGACTTCCTTTAGCCCAGCCTGTTGACAAGCTTTTAATCTCATATTGCCACCAAGTACAGTCATTTCTCCGTTTACTACTATTGGTCGAATTTTAAGCATTTCTGGAAAGTCCTTTATGCTTTGTACTAACTTTTTAAATTTAGCATCTTTGATAATTCTAGGGTTATCCTTATTGCCTTTAACCTCTGTTATTTTTACTAGCTCCATTAAATTGTGTTTTGTAATTCTTTTATTTTATATTCTTTTTGTAACCTTGTTACTGTATCTTTTATTGTTTCTCTGTATTCCTTAATATGCTCCTCGAGATTGTCAATCATTCCAAAGTTGTGAAATCTAACTATAAGCTCTTCGCCCTCAATCTCAACCAATATAAGTTTAAACGCATTGTAAAATCTATGCTCATAATTCTTTAAAACCTCAAACCCATTAGCAGAGTGCATACAAGTAGCGTGGTCTTTACCTAAATACTCTGCGATTTTTCTCCAAGTATGCCAAAACTGTTCTCTAGCTATCTTGCAAAAAATAACTCTTGCATTAACATTTTCTCTTGTTCTCCTTTTGTCTAATACATCTACTTCTGTATAGTATAGTATTCTTTCTCTTAACCATTCGTAGTTAAACATTTCTTTATCTTTTATATCCATATTTAAAGTGTTCCCTCAATTATAAAATCATTAATATCAAACGCATCGCTTTTGTAGTGTTCATATATTTTAATAGCTCTAGCTACTTCTTTCTCTCCTCTTTCGTAAAAGTCTTTTGATACGTCCCAGACTGCAATGTCTAAATTCTTTTTATCAATACATAAAAACTTAAAGTCTTTGTAATCAACGTTAAATAACTCACAATAAATGTACACTTGTAGATAATAACGGTATTTTGCAGCACTTTTATCAAAATTCTTAACATCAATCGTAGTCTTAAGATCAACAAGACCACCAGATTTTTTTAGTATATCTGCTTTAGCTCTAAAAGGATATCCTTGTAAATTACCAATAGCTGGTATTTCCGTAACGCTATTTCTCATTAACTCCATAGCCGTATTGTTTTTACTCATAGCATCTACCAAACGCTCTGAGTCGTTTTTTTCTTTCATTGTAAATACGTCTGGGTACTCTAGCTTAGCTTCTTTAAACTTCTTTGTATTCTTGCTTTGCACATCTACAAAAATAACGTCATCTATTTTCTCTGGCTCTAGCATCATAGTGTGAAATAACCAGCCGTCTCTTAACGCTTGACTGTTTTGCTCTTGTCCGTATTGAGTCACATAGTGGTAAGTCTTTGGGCTATCTAATAATAGTTTTAATGCACTAGACGAAAAGGCAGCTTTGCCTAAATACCCATAGTAAAAATCGTCAGAGTATGAATTATCTATCAACTCTTGTACCTCGTGTTCTGTGTTATCCAGTAATTTTATTTTCATTTTTTATAATTTTTTCTAATTCCTCAATCCTTGTTTTAAATGCTTCAATCTTTAAGTACATTTGTGATATAACTTTCTCTAAGTTTGCTATCCTTTGTACTTGTGAAGCCTTTGCTTTTCTCATATTATTGCGTTATCTAATTGTTGTATTAAATCTCTCACTTCGCTTCTTTCAAATTTACCTTGTATCTCTGCATTGTAAGTTTTGAATATTAACTCGTAAACGTCTTTCTCTTCTTTTTTGTCAGTTTTACCTAAGTGAGTAATTTTTAAATCAAATTTCATAGTTCTTTTTTAAATTGTTTATATTTATTTTTAATGTATTTATCCTCTTGTTTTAATCCTTGTTTAGCCATTGCGTAAAGCGAGGGTATATCGTTTAGTAACTCCCTTGCGTCCCATTCAATCTCTATATAACCGTCCTCTGGATCATATCCTATTGCTTGTATGTGTACTACTCCATTAGTAGAATGTAATTGTGTCGTTGCTTTTATACAAAATTCTTTCATTGTTTTTATTTTTTATCGTTAAATATTTTTTCTCCTATTATCAAACCTAGCTGCCCAACTATGTAAGCTACCACTAGCCAACCTATTGCCTTAATCATTTTCAGCCTCTTCAATTCGTTCCTCCATCAAGTCTTTTAGCTCCTCTATTGCTTCATCTACAAAATAAGCATTTATATCGTCTATGTAAATAATAGTCTCGTTTAAACTAGACCTGTCTATAATATGGTCTATTAACGCATCTTTTAAGTCACTGTCATAATAGTATATGTTCTCATTTACGCAAATACTATTTGTATCGTGAGTTGCAATATATACTGAATACCCGTCTGCCGTTGACTCTTCATAAATATAAAAATCTTGCAAACCCCAATCGTCTGTTAGTTTAAAGTTAAAGTAACTACCTATTTTTAAATCTTTCATTGTTTTTATTTTTTAATTAGTTCTAAATATCCACCAGCTTTGGTCGTCAAAGTCATACTCTATCTCGCTTCCGTCATATAAACTGAAGTGATGCCCATATCCATCAACGTAACAATTTTCTGCCGTCTCCTCCCAATCAATAGCTATCCACTCTGGAGCTTTTATGTTATAACATTCCCTTACTATTTCTTGTATCTCGTCTACATATACGTCCCAGATTACACTGTCTTTAATGAATCGGTACTCTTCTCCGTCAATTTCTTGAAAGAAATCCTCTTCAAATTCTAACTGTTGCACAAGCTGTCTTGCTTCATCTCTGTCTACACTAAGCTCTAGCTCTTCGTGTATAAACTCTAATACTTCTCTGTTAATTGTTTTCATTGTTTTTTTTTATTAAAACGAAATTACTGCTCTCTTGCAGCGTTGAAATTTAATAGCTTATTAAGATTGTTATTAACTGCTCTCTTGCAGCGTTGAAATTTGCTATCTTGTTAAGATTGTTTTTTTCGTTTTAATAGTGTTTATTTTTGTTTTTAATCTATTTCTATAAATTCTGCGTGTTCTCTACATTCTGCACATATACCCATATCCCATAGGTTTTCTGCATTACAACAGTCCGACATCATTCTAAGTCATATTGTTTACAAGCGGTTGAACAGTATGTGTCTCCATTTGTTTCGTCTCCACAGTGGTAACAACTGCTAGACTCTTCTGGCTCTTCGTAATAATTATTTCTCATTGTTTTGTAATTTAATTTTTAACTCTAAATTTTCGTGTCTAAACTTACTAACTTGTCTGCTTATAGTATGGTTTTTCATTTCTAAGTCATTAGCGTATATGTATATCTCAAATAAACATTTTGCTAAATTATCTAATGTCTTATTATCTTTCTTAGCTTCTTTCCACTCTATAAACTGTTCGCTTATAGCTGAGAAGTTAGCCTCAAATAATTGCTTGTTTAATACGTCCATTAGCTAAAGTGTTTTAACTTAATAAACTCCCACCAACTTAGGTGTTGCCATTCTGCTTCTGTGTAGATATCTACTCTTCCGCTTTCTCTAATTACTGCGTGAACTCCGCTAGGTAAAATTTTGTGTGTCATAATTGTTTTTGTTTTAAAGTTAATATTCGTCTCTACAGTCTGGGCAAATGTCGCAAAAGCTATGTTCTTCTTTACTCATAGTTTTACTACAAAATTCGCATTTTAAAGACTCTTCCATTTTTCTTTTTTTTAAAATATAAAATTAAAAGAAGCAAAAGAGCCTACATTTTTGTCAGCTTACTACTTGCGCTCTTTTTTTACATTCGCATCTTTTTTTCTCTAGTTTCTATATCCGTATCTAGTTACTAATTGGCGTTTTGCTTGGCTACCCTCGCTTTGCTCTCTTTTAATTTACTACAATATACAACAAATAAAGTTATTAACCAAATGCACAATAACTTATTTTTCTTTGCCTTTAAAATAATTGTCCCATACCCCAAACTTTACTGGCTCAACTTCATACCAATTTATAACACTAGCCTGTTTTTCTGTAAGCATAAAAGTCTCCTTGTTTACCTTAGTGTTGTCCCACATCGTTGTCTTAGGACACATTAACTCTTCACCCTCTGGCATTACTAGATTATTAAGCCAATACATATAGTTACCTTTTGGATCATTAACAAAGTAAATCTTAACAACCTCCTCTGGCATATTCATTAGATTTTCATACTTCTTTTTTTCTAATAACTTAGTTTTATAGTATTTGTTTCTAAATTTCATTTCTATAACACAAGGGTTGCCTTTTGGTGTCACTCCTTTAGCATCGTAAAAAGTATTATCCTTTCCGCACCACTCCAGAACCCAACCGTCTAAGTTTAAGAGATCAACTGTTGCTTTCTCGTATTTATCTATTATGCTCATTCTGTCGGTCTTTCTATGCTCTCGAAATGAGTGTTTAGCTTGTTAATCATATTTTGGTAAATCTTGTTGTTACAAGTGCAATGCTTTTTATATTTCTTTTTATAAACATCTGCATAGTATTGATTTATCATTTTAACCTCAGCTCCAGTTAAGTTTTTTTCTTCTTTTTTTCTAAACTCCTCCCAATTATTGTATTGCTCTAGTGTCATTTTCTATTAAATTTAAAGTTATCCAATTTGTCTCGTCTCTCTTCGCAACCACAATCGTCCCCCCAGATTTTTTTAACGATCCACTGAACCCCAGTTGCTTTAAATATTTTCTCTAGTAAAGTCCCTATTTTCATATTTTTGTTTTATCTCTTCTTTTATTAATTGTACTGTGTTATAAAGCGAATAATAACCAATGTTTGACTCTCTACTCAAAGCACTTATGCTAACCTTATTTAAAAATATGTCTTGAAATATCTGGCTGAAATATAGCTTTTTCATATCACTAGCATTTTTTATGCTACTATCTAAGTCTATGTCATTCTCTTTAATCCACTCAAAAACGCACTCAATTTTTTCAATCACTTCGTTTTCACTATAAAGCTCTTCGCTACCGTCCTTTATACTATCCTCTGTTTCAAAAATAAAACGTTTCTCCTTTCTCTTTAAATCAAAAACCATATTTCTAAGTATAACGTAACAACCGTAAAAATTAGGTTCGTCTTTATTAAAAAGGTAATTTGCATCTTTGTCATACATTTTAAGGTAAAATTCTTGAACCACGTCTTTAGCCGTATCAATATTACAACCAAGCTCCAAAACATACTTAATCCAGAGTCTATCGTATTTATGTAATATTTCCAGCATCAGGTTTTATATAGGTTATTGTGATTAAAACAACCGCAACCATTAGTTGAAAAGTTATTTGTTGTCCCTCTTCTGTATTATCCTCGTCATATAAAAAAAGAAAGCCCAGCCCAGTTATAAAAGAAAACTGTAAAGCTGGGTTAAACCTGTCTGTAATAGCTAGTAGTCCTATAAGTAGAACTACAAAAGCCGAAAATGCGTATATAATCATTAGTAATTTTTTGACTAATATACGTTATTTTTTTTAAATACTTCTTAAAAAGTTATTAGCCTTGGTTTCCTCTTCTATTTTTTGTATTAAATTTTTATTATCCATACCAAAACCTACGTTGTTAATAACAGACTTTAAGCATATAGGAAAGTCCATTGGAGTAGGTCTGCCACCTGTTTCCACTTCTTTAACCTTTCTAACGTGAATCTGAGTAATCATAAAATCAGTAGGGTGTTGTACGTATCTATGTACAACCCAAAAATCGTCAGCTCTATTAACAAACTTAGCACCACCCTCTACATCGCCAGACTGTGGGGGCAATGGAAAACCAGCATATTTATGGTCTATCCTATGTAGCATTCTAATAGCTCCAGTATTTGCGTGAACACATAACCAGATACTTATTTTGCTTTGTTTACAAAAAATTCTAAACTCAGTAGTAGCTTGATAGTCATATTCGTGACCTCCGATGCTTTTCATTAACTCTGGATCTTTTACTATTGAATTGTAAGGGTCAATCATAAAACCGTCATAGTCCCAAGCATCTTTGTAACTTTTTGCTAACCCCAGTAAATCTCTATAAGTGTATAGTTTGTCTGGAGAAATTATTTTAAAATAGTCATCTATAAAATCTGTGTATTCTATAAACTCTAGCTCTTCTATTAAATTAATAGGTTTCTTAGCTAAATACTCTACTAACTTACGTACAATAGAGTGAGGCTCATTCTCGCTACTAAACACTAGCCATTTCTTTTTGTGTTTTATTGAATAACATAGCATTAAAAATAAGACTGCTGAGGTTTTACCTACATTAGCCTGTCCTAGTATTACATTAAAGTTGCTAGGCTTAAATCTTATATGCTCATCTATGTCTGGTATATCTAATTTTAAACCCTCTTTGATACTTCCATTACGTATCTGTCTGAGTTTTTCTATTGTTTCTGGATAGTTTATCGTCATTGTTTTGTATTAAAAAAGGCTACCTTTCGATAGCCTAATTATTAAAATGGTAGGTCAGCTTTTTCTCTGTCTGGCATATGTTCTTTAGCCGTTACTGGTTTTTGGTAACCCTCAGTAGGCTTAAAAAATTTAGCATACATTTTGTTAGGGTCGCTCTTAGCTCTTAATATATCAAAAGTTAAAAACCCATTGTTTTTTTCTGCTTGGTCTTTATTAGCTTTTAGCCAAGCAATCATTTCGTCAGCCTTAACTGAAACGTTTGTTACGATAAAATCAAACTTGCCTTTTCTAGCAAATAAGAAGTTCATAAATTCACTGTTGTTGTTCTCATTCATAATTTTTGTTATTTATTTATTAATCCAATTATACATTTTTTCTGCATCTTTTATTACATCATTAATATCTGCTGCTCTTTTTGAGTGAAAATTAGCTGATGCTTTTATACAGTTTTGCTTTACAATATAAGAAAAAGTATTTTTACTCTTCTTTTTTTCTGTAATTACTTCACTGTCTTTAAAGTTTTTATTCTTAAAATCGTCCCTTACTAACTTAGCGTTATACATATCCTCGTTAGTGACTGTGTATTTTATAGTATCTCCAATAGATCCAGTAAACTCTCCTTTTGAGAAAAAAGTGTAAGCTCTTCCGTCTTTGAAAGTAACTTTAGTTTTTTTCATTCCGTTCCATTGACCGTTCTCGTCAATATATTTTATAGTTCCGCTCTTCATATTAGGCACGTTTAAATGATTCGCTCTCGTCTTCTCCAAAAACTCCTAACTCGTAAAAACCAGTAAGTTTAAGTACCGCCCTACTCATAGCTCGTTTCTCTGCCATTTCTGCAACATACCAACTATTAGTATTTCCGTCTTTGTAGTTTTCTCCTTTCAAGGCTGATCCAAAAGTTTCAATCTTTTTTCCGTCTTTCTCTGCATAGGCTTTAAAAACGGCATAGTTAGGAGCACACTGTACTACCTCATAAGAAACGCTCATTTGTTCTAAAGCCTGTATTTTATCAATACCTTGGCGAGTAATTATTGTGTAATGTTGATGCTTAAAAAAATCATCTGCTTGTAAGTCATACTTTTTGTATAACTCCATTAATTTGTCTTTTTTCATTGTTTATTTATTAAAGTTAATTTGTTTTGATACTTCTAGCTGAGCCTCCAGAAACTCAACTCTTCTTTGCAGTGCATCTACTCTAGCGTTTAAGTAGTCTATTGTATCTGGACTAGTTGCTCTTTTAACGTCTTCTTTGTAAGTCATTTTAAATCTCTTTAAAAATCTCAAATGGTGATCCTAAAAAACTAGTAGCGTCTTGTAAATATATAATACAAGCATAACTTAATCTGCTTACATATTCCTTACTAATTAGCTCCTCTCTCATTAACTCGCCACTAGCTTTATACTTTTTAATATAATCGCTAATAGAGTCTTTGTGCTTTTCTTTTACTCTTCC